TCATAGCGTCGTCCTACATAATCTTCGCCAAGTTCTAAAGTATAGTGCACTACATTATAACCCATTTTGACGGCATAACCGCCCAAAGCTACTAAAGTCCACGACTTACCCCCTCCAGGATTACCAAAGATGAGACCAAAATCTCCGTTACCCAAGCCTCCCTGCATAAGCTCATTAAATTTACCCCAGGGGGTAGCTACAACAGTTCTTGCTTCTTCTCTGTAACGTGCTTCAGTATCTTTAATGTATTCATGTCCTATATTTTTTTCAGCTCCTGCTTTTAAAGCATTGTCAATAAGCCCTCTAATTGATTCAAAATCACCTGAATTAAGCAGATCAACAGAATTAAGTAGTGCTTTCTTTAACTGTTGGTTTTTACAAAATGAAGAAAATTCTTTTTCTACATATTCTAAATCTTCGTTTGATGCTTGATATGCTTCACGAAGTTGTTCTTTAATAGATAATTGTAAAACTTCATTAGATACTTTTTTCATTTCTACCTTCAACACCTCCATTGTTGGTGTTGTATGGTATTTTTCATAGTAATCTAGAATTTGTCCAATTACCCACTTATGTGCTTGATTATCAAAATATTCTTCACTTAGTACATCATGTATATTTTGAAGAAACTCCTTATGTGTAAGGAGTGAAGATAATACTTTTATCTGGAATGCTGTGCCGTATGTTGATAGACTATTTAGTGTCACCTTCCTTATATATTAATCGTGTAAATGTATCTTTTAACCAAAACTCTGTGTTTTTAATGATATGGTTTAACCCATCCTCACTATACAAACTCATAAACTCTAAGATACGTAATTCATTCAATGGTTCCAAAGGCAGTTCAGAAAGATATTCTGCTTCTTCTTCCGAAATCATAGGGATTTCTAAGTCCATAATTTTCTTTGTGTTTAGAAGCTTATCCCAATCTTGAATTACCCTAGCATAAACTACACTATCTTTAAGTTTTTCCTCACTTAAATCAAATAATCTATCAAAAGGCATAGGTCCCTCTGCTAACTCAGGGAAACGTTTAAGTACACCTTTTTTACCCAACCCTTTTACACCAGGTACTTTATCAGAAGCATCCCCTACTAGAACTTTATAGTGAATAAAGTTTTCAGGAACAATACCAAATTTTTCTTTTACAGTACGAACATCGTAGAATTCCCTTTCTATTGGGCGATAAACTGTAATATTATCATCTACCAATTGGAGGAAGTCTCTGTCACTAGAAACAATATATGACTTAGTATTAAAACGTTTAGCCATATCTTTTGACATATAAGCTATAATATCATCTGCTTCTACCTTATCAATTGAAACTACCTTAACTGGTAAGCATTTTAGGTATTGAATAAGCCTAATGATTTGGTCTACTTTCGAATCATTTTCGTCATCAACACTTTCAAAAATATCCCAATTAGTAATTCTATTAATATTCCTACCTGTTTTGTATTCTGGGAGTAGGTACCTCCTGTTAGTAGAGGCACCTACTCCGTCGAACACGATATATATTGAGGTTGGTTGTATTTGATTTATTAGAGAACCTAAAGAACGGAGAAAGCCAGCTAAACCTCCAATATGAGTACCGCTGGAGTTTACAAAATTTAATATAGCAAAGTTTCTCAAAAACAGGTTAAGGCCATCTATAAAAATAACACGTTCGTGTTGCCCAGGTTTAGTTGAACTTTCCCCTTGCTCAAGGTTATTGAGCATCTTTAGATAATCTTTTTTAATCATTATTAATCTGGTTCTTTTTCGAATGAAGAAATATCTTGTACTTCTTGGTCTTCTTCCATGATGTCGAAATCTACACCTCCTAAAACTGCTCTCCAAGCTTCGGCATGTTGCTCTTTATAGGCTTTGATTTCTTTATCACTATCGTTTATAAAACCATGAGGTGTCATTACAATTTTACCTCGAGTAGTAACTCCATTAATGTGGTTTTTATCAATTTGAACATTAGTACGTTTAGCAAATTCAACCTGCTTACCATCCTTAATTGCTTTAATCTTGGATGTACCAGCAGACATTACATTACCAAATGTTACTACAAATGTTGAATCAAACCACATAGCGTATCCACCTTTATTCATTAACTTGGGTTGTCCCATAGGTGATTCAGGTTTTAGAGTCCATACCTTATTAATACACACAAGTGTATTAGTATATGGGCTACTTTCTTTACGTGAAAGAACAATACGCTGGTTTACGTTATTACCGAATTGAGTAGACATTGCACCTGCATTCCATTCATTGTTGTTTTTGTTTGATTTGAGAGACATTTCACATGGTACTGAACCAATTGAGTCCCACAAGAACAATAGATCATAAGGTAGATTACCTTTCTTTTGTTCATCAATCAAATCTAAAATAAATGCAGCTACATCTTCAATAGAGTTAATTGTTTCTCTATCTACATAAATGAATTGTCCATTATAATCTGTGACCTCACCTGTTTCTTCATCAACTACCTCGTTAACTTCTAATCCCATTTGAGTAGCATGGTCCCAACTCCATTTCATCTCTGTAATAATGAATACTGGGAGTATGCCTCTCTTTTGGGCAGAGACCGCCGCCTCAATTAAGGCGGTGGTCTTGCCTGTATCAGAGTGACCTCTTAACAAAACAATGTGTCCTGCAGGTATGCCAGGGATTGAAGTTACATCTTGAAATGCTTGAGAAAGTGGGATCCACTGTTGAGGCTTAAACTTAGCATTTGCGTTAAGCATTTTTTTCTCCTTAAACTTAGACAAATCAAAGTTTGCCTTTAGTTCTTTAGAGACTGCCTCAGTTAGGGATGATTTTTTTCCTCTAGGCATTAGTTAAACAATTCATCAAATTTATCAACTTTGCTCTCTTTTTGGGGAGTCTTAAGAGCGTAATTATTTTGGGACTCCCCTTTATCAAAAGGGAGATCATCTTTTTCGTCGTCAATAATATCTCCTTCTTGAGCATCTTCAGGAGTCAAAAACTTCTGAAGATTTTCTTTCATTTCTTCAAATGAGTAACGCTTAAATACCTCAAGTGGATTAGCTTGTTCATCCAACCACTTTTGAATTTGGTCAGCATCACCAAGTGGTGTTTGCTTAGTTTTAACACGAACAGAAGACTTATTGTAAGCAGTACCTGTAACGTCAGGACCTACTGTGTCTACTGTAATATCACGACCCTGATGAATGTCAGTGTAATCACCAATATCATCATCATCAGCAAGTGAAAGGAATTCGAGGTAAGTGTTCTTACCAAACTGCCAAAGCTTAACACCTTGTTCTTCTTCACCACGTACAATCACCGGAGCAAAAATACGCATTTTAGGATCAAGTTGCTTAGCCAAACGCCAATTTTCCTTATCACTAGTAGTGCGAAGTTGTTTCGCAAACTCAGCGATTGGATCCTTTTCACCATAATTAATAGGTGAGATCATTGTACGCTCTCCAATTCCGTAGTGGAAATACACTTCCGTAAAAGGGTTAGCTTTGTTAAACTTGTTAGGTACGATACGAATTACCTGTTTACCAACACTCGGTTTCCAAAACAAACTAGTATTGTTTTGATTTCCTCCTTTGTTATTTTGCTGTAAGGAGTTCAGCTTACTACGAATAGCATTTAAATCCATAATATAACTAATTTTTAAAATGTAACTTGTTGTAAATATAAGAATCCTATCTCAGGATCCCAAATTAAAGTTCAAGAATCTGATGGATCTTTGTCTTTAATTGTTTTAATTCATTGTGCTGGGTTAAAAGAATAGTATTACGATAGTGTTGCCAATTAACTTTATATCGTACATCTACTACTCCTCCGTTCAGCAATTTTATTAGCTCATTTAGAGCATTTATAGTATATAATGTGTTTGATTCCTTTTTTCTATGAACTAATATAGTATTTGGTAAAATCTCCTCTACGCTTGACGGCTCTACATTATAAGTACAAACGTACTCATCATTACTTTTTACGTACAAAACAAAAATTTTCTTATAGAGTATATCGTAGCTAGATTTTACCTCTACCAGCGTTCTCTCTAAATCTTCCAACGAAGTAAAGGTACAAAATAGCTTATTTTTCATTACTAGGGTTTGGATATAAATATTATACCCTCTTTAAAGCATCATAATTACTACCTGCTTCTACCTTAGTAGAAAATCCATATTCCTTAAAAATATCTAAAATAGACTTAATTGTATCCTTTTCATCCTTAGATACATCTAACAAAAATGAATCGTACGTGTAGTGTATAATTCTTGTTTTACTATTTTTAAGTAATTTAATAATTTTTTCTAATATAAGTACGTTATAATACGTTTCTGTGTTTTGAAGTATGTAATTAAATAGCTTCTGTTTTTTCATATCTGTTTTAAAAACATATACAGATTTACAGACGTGTTCTTATTTACTACTTATATCATCTATATATTTTTCTACTCGCTTAAAAAATTCTAAGCCTTTATACTCCTCAAATACCCCTCCGTATAATTGTTTAAACGTAAGCTCCTTAGCTTTCTTATAATCTACTCCGTACATATCAGCAAATGCTTGGTGTATGTCTTCATGCTCAAACTCATAATCTACAAGTTGAGCAGCCAAAGTAGGATGATAAGCACTAATATCAATCTCTAACAAAAAATCATTATCGGGAATAAACGCTTCTCTACAACCCGATTTTTTATCCAAAGCAGCATAATTGATTCCCCCAAATGAATTTGAAGGACGTGTAGTAGTCGTTTTTAAGTTAAATTGCGAGTAAGTCCAATCTCGTTCTTGCTCAAAATGCTGTTCAAATAATTTAGGATCTACTTTAAGTCCCTCCGATTCAATCCAATAAAATACATTTGTAGCTCTGTTATTATAGAACTCAAAGTGTGGTGGTTT